ATGAAGTTCTACCGCAAGCTCGTGGAGAGCGGGCACGTAGACGCGCACCCGGATGACGAGAAGTACAAGAAAGCCGCGAAGCCTAAGAAGGCCGCAGCTCCAGCAGTAGACCCCGAACCCGAAAACACTCCTGAATAATGGCCCAGACCACCGGCATCCTGAATGCTTCGAGCATTCGCTTTTTCACCGGCACCACCGATGGCACTCACACTGTCGTCGCTAACGTGACCGAGTGCAGCATCTCCATCAGCACCGACGTGCGCGACATCACCACAAAGACCTCAGGCGGCTGGAAGGAAATTCTGCCGGCGCTGAAGTCCGCATCAGTAAACGTCAGCGGCTACTTTGCCGAGGATGCTACCAACGGCTTTAACACGTTGGTGGACTACCAAATCGATGGCACGAAGGTCTTTGCTACGTTCTCGAACGTCGGCACCGGCACCACGCCAAACGTCGGCGACGAGGAGTTCGACATTGCTGGCTACATCACGTCTATCGAGCAGACCGCAGGCTTCGAGGATAACGTGACGTGGTCGCTGACCATGGACCTGACCGGCGCCGTAGTACGTGAGGCTATCTCATGACCGTAACAATCGGCACTGAGACCTTCCAGCTGCGCGCCTCCCTGGGCGCCTGGCGGAAGTTTGAACGCAACACCGGCATCCGCATCGCGGCCATCGACCAGAACGACGTCACCGTCATCGCTGAGCTTCTGTACTACTTCGCCGAGGCAGGAGCCAAGGCAGAAGGCGCGGAGTTCGACTACGACGTGGACAGCTTCTTGGACCTGTGCGAGGTGAGCGAGTTGCCTAAGCTGAGCGAAGCGGTCAGCACCCTGCTCGGCGGAGACGCCCAAAAAAAAAGCGGGGCAAAGGCAAGCCGGTAAACTGGGATGAAATTGAGGCGATGGGGTTGGGCCAGCTTGGCCTGACCCCGTCGGCGCTTTACGGCCTCACCTTCGACGAGTTCAACAACGCCCTGACGGGCATGTATGAGCTGATGGAGCAGCGCGAGCAGAGAGAGTGGGAGCGCACCAGGTGGATGGCTACCATGCTGCTGAACCCACACACCAAGAAACGCCTTACTCCCACCGACCTCATCCAGTTCCCGTGGGAAAAGAAGTCCAAACCCGCTGCGGATGGCATGGCTATCTTGCGGCAAATAGCACGAAAGAATGGCTAAGCTCGGCGACCTTATAGTCCGCGTAGGTGCGGACACACGGGAGTTCAACCGCGAGCTGGGCAAGATCCAGCGGAAGATACGGGAGACCTCGGACAACATTATGGACATGGGCAAGGCCATGTCGATGGGCGTGACGTTACCCATTGCCGGGTTGGGCGCTGCAGCTGTGAAGGCTGCCGCCGACCTGGAGACCATGGAAACCCAGTTTATCTCGCTCACAGGAGGCGCGGAGCAGGCCGCCGCTATGGTGGACCAGCTGAACCAATTCGCTGCAGCCACGCCCTTCCAAATCGAGGAAATTGCAGGCGCTGCTCGCCAGCTCATCGCGGCCGGCACGGACATCTCGCAGGTGAACGAGCAGCTGCAGTTCCTCGGCGACATCGCAGCAACGTCCGGCGCAAGCATCGAGGAGATTACAGCCATCTTCGCGAAGGTTCAGGCCAAGGGTAAGGTGGAGCTGGAGAACTTGAACCAGCTGGCCGAGCGCGGCATACCCATCTTCAAGGCGCTCAGCGACGCCACCGGCCTACCGGCGGACAAGCTCGGAGCCGGGGCCGTCAGCGTTCAGCAGTTCAACGACGTGCTCAAGGGCTTCGCCCAAGAGGGAGGCTTTGCAGCGGGTGCCATGGAGCGCCTGTCGCAGACGGCGGCCGGGAAGTTTAGCACGGCGATGGACAACCTGAAGCAGGCCGGCGCGGAGATTGGGCGCGTCCTGCTGCCGTACGTGACCGCCGCCATCGACAAGGTGACGGAACTGTCGCAGAAGTTCATGAACCTGGACGAGGGCACGCAAAAGACCATCGTGGCCATCGCGGGCATCGCGGCAGCCATCGGCCCGGCCATCATGGCGTTCGCTGCTTATTCAAAGGCTGTGGCAGGCATACAGGTTGCCATGGCTGCAGCTAAGGCGGCCGGCATTGCCCTAAATGCTACGCTTCTGACAAACCCAATTACCGGAGTGGCGGTAGCTATCGCCGCGGCCATCGCGCTAATCATTGCCAACTGGGACCAGATCCACGCGTACTTCACCACCGGTGACGGCAGCAAGACGTGGAACCAGCTCAAGCAGACGGTGATGACCGCCGTTGACAACATCAAGCAAATCTGGTCTATGTTCGTCGGGTTCCTGCAGATGGTGTGGAACCAATTCGGCGACGACTTCATCGGCATCGTGGGCAACGTCATGGACATTGTCTTTGGCATATTCCGCGGCGTGCTCGGTGTCATCGGCAACTTGTTCCAGGCATTCAACAGTCTGCTGAAGGGCGACTGGAAGAGCGCCCTGGGCTACCTCGCCAACATCAGCATCACCATCTGGCAGACCATCACCCGCACGTTCCTCGGCGCTTTGGAAACGCTGGGCCGCGGAGTGGATGCGTTCCTCACGGCAGTAGGCGTCGACAGCAACATCGGCGGGTGGCTGGATGGGTTGCAGGGAAAGGCGGAGGCCTTCTTTGACAGCATCAAGTTCAAGTCCGACGAGGCGGCGGCCTCGGTGCAGAACTTCAGCGACAAGCTGGCAGCCATGCCTACACCCACCGCTCCAGTTCCGACTGCGGGAACGGGTGGAGGCGGAGCAGGTGGCGCAGGAGAGGCAGGACCAGGACAGGCACCAGGCACGATGACGGAGGCGCCGAGCTTGGCACCGCAGCAGATTGCTAACCCACTGCTGATGGAGCCAAAGATGATGGCGGAGGTGGTGGACCAAAACCTGGGCCAGCTGGCAGTGCTGGAGATGGAGACCAAATACTACGCGGAGCTGATAGCCCAGCACTGGGACGACACCGCGAACGCGGTCTTTGGCTTTGCCGAAAGCTTTGGAACTATGGTAGCTGACGTGGCCACGGGCTCCATGACAGTTGGCGACATGGTGGAGAATATGGTGGTGCAGACAATCAAGGGCGTCATCTCCATGATTAAGGCAAACGTCATTGCCAACGCCACCAACCCGCTCAACCCAGCAAACATCGCCACCGGCGGTATCGCTTCGCCCGGTCTCATCGTAGCCGGCCTGAGCCTGGTGGAAGGCTTCCTCAATGCAGCCACGGCCTTTGCGGAGGGTGGTATCGTGAGCGGCCCTACGCTGGGACTTGTAGGCGAATACCAAGGCGCACGTACTAACCCGGAGGTCATCGCTCCGCTCGACAAGCTGCGCAGCATGATGGGCGGCATGGGCGGCAACGTCGTAGTGACCGGCCGCCTTGACGGGCGCGACATCCTGCTCAGCTCCGAGCGTTCTACCATTGACCGTTACCGCACAAGAGGTTACTGATGCCAGCACCAGCCGTTCGCCTACGGGCAGAGTTTAGCGACATCCTCGGCGAGGAGTGGCAGCTCAATATCCATGACGCCGACTACGCCGGCAGCATCGTCGACTTTAACGTGGGCGGCGACGCCTACGTCCTGCGCTACGAGGGCAACAACGAGGACCGGCACCAGCCTGTCATCGGCAGCACGCTCGAGTTCAGCATTGTCGAGAACGCCGCCGGCATCACAACGTTCCTCGACTACCTGCCGAGCAGCCAGGACGGTGAGCTGACGGTGACCTTGCGGTACGATCCCGACGGGGTCAATACGCTGTACTGGGCCGGCGTCATCCTGCCGGAGCAGGTGGTGCGACAAGACCAGGCATACCCTGCCGAGGTGCGCATCATTGCAGCAGATGACCTGGGCAACCTGGCAGGGATTGAGTTTAACGACGACGGCGTGGCCTATGACTATTCCTCCGGCCGGACCATTCGCGAGTATATTGTCAAGCATTGCCTGGGCAAGCTGCGGACCGTCGACCACTGGGGAGCGACAGACATCTTTGCAAGCCTGGACAGCGCCTTCACGCCCACTAACCTCTACGGCACGGGCGACTTCTTCAGCAACCTTATAGTAAACACGGAGACGTGGCTAAAGGTTGAGGAGAATGAGATTTCATACTACAGCACGCTCGAGGTGCTGCAGTCGTTCTGCCGCGTCTTTAACGCCCGCCTGTTCTTGGCGAATGGCCGCTTTTGGTTTATCCCAGTAACCAGCCACCACGACAGCGCCACGCTAACTTACCTGAACTACTACAGCGACGCGAGTTACACGAGCAGTAGCACCGCCGACGTGTCGCTGACGCTGCAAACCGACATTATCAAAGAGACTGGATGGGAATACACGCACCAGCTGCCGCTGAAGCAGGTACGCCGTACCCTGGCGTACAACCACCAGGAACCAATCGCAGTATACACGCAGGAGCACCAGCGCCCTGACTTTGGGGATACGCTGGTGGACATTGTGGATTATTCCTTTGAGTCAGGCACCAAATTTCGCATAACGTTTGACAACAGTGTCATTGTTTATCCGCCTCCTGGTGGAAATAACACGTTGCTGCGCGCCAACTTGCTGGTGCGCCTACGAGTTGGCACCTATTACCACAAATGGGAGCACACGTACGACGGCACGGCCTACTACTACGACTTCCTGAATGCTCACGAGCCTACGGTTTACGGCACGCCGGAATGGACAAACGACAGCACGGATAGAAGCCAGCTTCGCATCCGTAACCTAAACCTCAGCACGGGCGTTCCTTACCCTTCAATCGACCCGCTCGGCCAGCAAGGGCTGCGTCCGTTTGAGTTCATCACTGCAGAGCTGCCGGCAGATAGCAACGGCATTGAGATGAGCGTGGGGTTTGAGATGATTAATCCAGACGGCACGGTCAACAGCACGTACAGCGCTACGGGCACCGTGTTCGTAGTGCTCAAAAACATTAAGGTTTTTGTAGACGGGAACAATGGAGACACCATTGACTACGTAGCTACAAACGCGCTAAACGCTCGGTCCATTTTAGATAACGGACTCGTGCTGATTGGTGACCCACCTACGGGATCGATGACCAAAGGCCAAATCTTTGTCAAGACCGGAGCAAGCACATTTAGCGTTGACGAGACCTGGAGCAGCACGGAGTTTGGCGGAGGCCACGACATCAATGCCCTCGGCGTAAAGGAAATCCTGCGCGGGCAGAAAATGCCGCTGTACATTGAGCGTGGCAGCATCTACGCCAACGACACCACCAAGCTGCTACACATGTACAACGTGGTGCTCAGCGACAGCCGGCGCATGGGCATTTACCAGTATACATACAATGGCAGAATGCGCCGGTATGACGTCGAGCTGTTCCACATCACCGGCAATCAAGATGACATCAGCGTGGTTGGCAAGCCGCCAAAGGTCATTAACCCGCCGGTAGCTCCTGCGCCAGCCAGTGCCACGCCAGGCTACCTGGAGGAGATTAGCACCACCAAAGCAGATGTTGCCACGCTGGAGCTGGACCTGCAGGACGTGGACAGCCTGGTTACTAAACTGTACAACACCTTCCAGCCGGTAGGCGACGACTACCTCTCTACTAAGATTACGTACGAGGAGAGCAAGCTGGACGGGATGAACGTCGAGCTGACGCAGGGCCAAATCACCATGGCCTCCAGCTCCGGCAACACGCTCATGGGCCTGCGCGAATCCTCGCCCGGCACGTGGGACTTGTACCTGCAGGACGACGCCACACCCACGCCGAACAGCGTGCTGACCATGACGGCCACTGCAGCGGCAGGCGTGGGCTACGTAGGTATCAACACCGAGACACCCACCGCGCCGCTCGAGGTCACCGGCGCCGTCAAGA